CTTGTACTTACTACATCACTAGGTGATATTAACCTACGTTTATTTGGGCTTTGTATACGGCGCGTAATTTCAAATTGATCTGTTGATCTCAATCCAATTAAAGGCAACATCAAAACCTCCGCATAAGGAGATAACGACATTGCTATATCGCCTACCCAAGTGGTAATATCACCGGCTCCGACCGCTAGTGCGTCAAATACCAAACTATCGCCTGCATCTGCTACTACCTCCAATAAGTATTTCCACTTATTGTCACCTAGTACATAGTCTACTGCGATTCCGCCTAGTTTTGCTAATTTTCCGATCCATCCATCAGCGGGAGACGTTGTCGCTTCCAATTCCAAAGTTGTTTCATTGTCATTGGCATATCCTGTTTGCTCAAATTGAACGAGCCCAGTGAATGGTTCGTTGAAAGTGATTGCTGTTTGTCCATCTTTATTATCCGAAGTAGCAAAGTTTACTGAACTTCCTTGCACTAAGGCATTTGGATTATCTGAATTAATTGCACCCAGTATATTGTTGTAATTGGCTGCAACTATAAAAGATTCCGCTGTATCTGGTTCTGACTTGTGAAAAGCTGGAACCATTAGGGTGATGTCATAGCTTACCCATATTTCACCGTAGGACTTTGTGGCCGGATCTGGCACGTCGGTCAATGCTATAAAGACCGTACCAACATCATAGAGCTTTAAATTTTCAGTGAATCCTGCTCGCAAAGAGTGTCTGACAAATAAATGGTCATCATAACTTAGTTCTTTTCGGCTCAATGGCATGGAAGATTTCATCCAAACGGCTGAACGAGTAGCACCCATACTGTTGAGCATGCTGCTCTTAGATAAAGGTGGCTCGTCAGCTGGATCATAATCAACCTGCATTATTACAGCACCACTTTCGAATGTGCTGACAAATGGTTCATATGAAATTGTCATGCTGTTCACACAGTAACGCTCGTAACCGTTGGCAATTTTAGATAGCCACGGAAACATTTCTGTATCTCCTGCATTAATACCAAGCTCCAAAACTCCATTCTCAAATGTGTTGTCTGAGGTTATGTTCTTTATGAATTCACGGTGTCTAACCCGTGTGGATCCAGCTCCTGCTGGTGTTGTCTGAGGCTTTCCCCCAGACGTTCTCAACCCTGTTGCTGTCGGTGCAGCAACTCGTTGAGATCTATTTGTGTTTC